CTTTATGTCTATGAATTACAGTGTGAAGTATTCCGTTATGAAGACGAAACGGTTGATACAGGAATTGGTTCAATTGATGATGAAACAGAAGAAATTGGATATTCCCAAACTCTCACACTTACTGGTGTCGGAACAACAGCTACTGCTGTCACCACATTTAGAAACGGCGGTATTCAGTTCATTGATCTCCTTAACTCTGGAAGTGGATACAGAGCAACACCCACAGTTGCAATTTCTTCTGCTCCAGCTGGCGGCATTACAGCTACTGCTGTAGCAATAACAACTAGTGCAGTTGGATTAACAACATCCTTTGCTATTGAAAGTATACGCATAACCAATCCTGGTGCAGGATACTTATCACCACCATCTATATCTTTCCAAGGTGGAGGAGGAACAGGTATTGCTGTAACCGTTGGTATAGCAACTACAGGTACTGTTGGAGTTGTTACTATTACTGACGGTGGAGATGGTTACTATGGAACTACTCCTACAGTTACATTTACTGCTCCAACAACTGGCACAACTGCAACTGGAGAGGTAGTAGCAGTTGGAGGAACTGTTAGATCTGTCAGAATAGTTAATGCAGGTGCTGGATATACTGCAGTACCTACTGTTACTATTAGCAATCCTGGATTACTTGGTTCTGGTGATTTCTACTTTAATGAAGAGGTTACTGGTGGAACTACAGGAACTAAAGCAAGAGTCAAGTCTTGGGATGCAACGACTAAAACTCTTGTGGTTGGTATTGCAACAGGAACATTCCTCCAAGGAGAATCTATTACTGGTGACGAATCCTCAGCAGTTTACACTCTTGCAGTTGATACTACTGACGATATAGTAACACCATATGCAGAAAATCAAGTTATACAATCGGAAGGAGATGATATACTAGACTGGACACGTTCTAACCCATTTGGAGATGCCTAATGCCACTTCCAGAAATTCCTTATGATTCATGGTTTCATGATAAACCTCATCCACATGATTCAATGCCAATAGCAACAGACGAACCATTAGATACATCACCATCAGAAATTCAACCACCTGGTGTAGATCAAGAAGATAAAACTATACATGAAAAGATGTATAAAATTGCCACTGCAAAGTATAATCCTTTTGCTGTAGGTGGTTCAGAGAGTATTCATGATTTCTAAAGTTGTTAAATAGTAAGTAGTATAGAACTGGTTATCATCTGTGTTTGAATATTTCTATCATGAGATTCTGCGAAAAACCGTAATTGGTTTTGGTACGCTTTTTAATAACATAACTATAAAGCATCTTGACAGTAATGCTAAGGCTGTTAGTGTCATGAAAGTACCACTTGCATATGGTCCTATCCAAAAGTTTTTGGCGAGGATTGAGCAAGCACCTGATTTAAAGAATGCACAGACTTTAACACTTCCCAGACTATCATTTGAATTTACTGGACTTAGTTACGATCCTACAAGAAAAGTAACTCAGACTCAAACTTTCTTAACTTCACCCACTGGTGAGAAAACTAAGGCAAAGAAAGTTTATATGCCAGTTCCATATAATATGACATTTGAACTCAATCTGATTGCCAAATTAAATGACGATGCATTACAGATTGTTGAACAAATATTACCATACTTCCAACCTTCTTATAACCTAACAATCAACCTATTATCTACTATTGGTGAGAAAAGAGACGTTCCAATAGTTTTAGATAATGTCACTTTTACTGATGACTATGAGGGAGATTTTTCAGAGCGTAGAGCATTAATTTATACACTTACATTTACTGCAAAGACATATCTATTTGGGCCTATTCCTTCTTCATCTGGTGGACTTATTAAGAAAGCAACCATCGATTACAGTACAAGGAAAGGTAAGGACTTTAAAAGAGAGGTTCGTTATAGTGTTACACCACGTGCAGTTAAGGATTACACTGGCGATGGCATAACATATCTTGCAGAAAATCTTGACGATAAAGAAACTCTTATTACAGTCGGAGATGCTTCTGGTTTAGCAGTTGACAATAGAATTTACGTTGATACAGAGACTATTAAGATTAAGGAGATTGATGGCAATAATCTTGTCGTTCTCCGTGGAGAAGATGGAACTTCAGCAGCAGAACATGTTGAAGGTTCCACTGTAGATCTTATCGACACTGCTGATAATGCTCTTATCGAAATTGGTGATGATTTTGGATTCAATGAAACAACTTCATTCTACCAAGACTTTAGAGAATATAGTCCATCTCAGAATAAGGATGTATAATCATGGCAGACTTTACTGAATTGGAAAAAACGTTTGATGTTGCAAGTGAGGTTGTAGCAGACGTTAAGAAGGTTGGTATCCAAAAACCACCCGCAGATAGGGACAAGACGGATATCAGAAATGATTACGAATACACAAGAGGCAATTTATACTCTATCATTGAAAAAGGACAAGAAGCAATTAATGGAATTCTTGAACTTGCTCAAGAGAGTGACATGCCAAGAGCATACGAAGTTGCTGGACAATTAGTTAAATCAGTTTCAGATGCTACTGATAAACTAATGGATTTGCAGAAGAAACTTAAAGATGTAGAAGAGGAAACAGTGCAGAAAGGCCCATCTACTGTTAACAATTCACTCTTTGTTGGTTCTACTGCTGATTTGGCAAAGATGCTAAAAGAGGCCACTAAGGCCCAAAATAAATAAGAATATGGTAAACAAAACTCCTATTGCTAATCTACCGTCAATAGACGAGTTTATTGTCGAGCCTGCATTACCATCGGTAGAAGAATTTTTAGAGAAAGAAGAAATTGTAGAAGAAGTTCAAACCATTGAGGATGCTGATGGTAATTCCTTTCTAGAAATAGAGGATGTTGTCAAAGCACCTGAATGGAGTGAATTGGTAAGGATGGTTAATGATGTCCGTAATGACATACCAGAGATACCAGAAATAAAAGATTATGCACCAGAATTAGAAGAGTTATCTGCTAGTATCCAACAAGTAAAAGATGAGATACCAGTAGTACCTGAAGTTAGATATTATGAAAATGAGTTAGAAGCATTACGTGAATCAATTAATAAAGTTGAAGAATCTATACCAACTTTACCTACTTGGATTCACAAAGTCACTGAAGTCCCTGATTTTGCTTGGGTTGGAAAAGGATTCAATGTTATTGATGAGGATTTCAGAGGAGTTAGAGATACCATATCAACACTTGCTGCAAGGGTAACTACTGAGTTAGAAAAGATACATGAAGAAAGTGATACTAAATCATTTGAAACAAAGACTGATTTTAAGACTATTCACGAAAGAGTTGATGTTGTAAGAAAGGATATCTTTAAAGAACTTAGAGAACAATCTACTGTTATCTGGAATCTTCAAAAGAAATTAAAGAGTAACCAGAAAGAGTTTGAGATAACTTTTAACGAAAAAGTAGGTGAAAGATTTGATGCCTTTAGTGAAGTAACAAAGAAAACTGTAGATAACTTACAAGAATCATTTGTAGAGTCTACAGATAATCTTGCCAAGCATATGGATGGTGAGGTTAAATCTCTTCAAGAAAGAATAAAATCTTTACCTAAACCAAAATATTATGAAGAAGATTTAAAAGTTATCAAAAAAGAACTTAAAAATCTAACTGAATTAAAAGCACTTGTTTATGATATTCAATTGAAACAGAAAGATCTTTCAATGATTCAGGAAGGTATTCTAAATGAACCACCAGATACCGCAGAGAATATTGGTACTGGAACAGATCCACTAACACCAATGGATCAGAAATTTGCTACTCTTAAAGATTTAGCAGAACATTATAGAATTTTCATTAATAGAATACAAACTCAACTGTCAACTATGGGTGGCGGTGGTGCTGGAGCCATTAAGGATTTGGATGATGTTGATTTTGATCAGACTACTGGTGACAATCAGTTATTGATATTTGATCAAGCAAATACTAAATGGGTAGGTATTGCTAGTACTGCTCTTTCCCCTGCTGCAGAGACTTTAGATCAGACTTTAACACAAGGTAATACATCAACATTTGGTATGGATGTTGGTATTGTTACTTCCACTGGTGGAATGTCAATTAAAGGTGTTGCTATAGTTAGTGATACTACCAATTCAACATCAGGAACTACTGGAGCATTGATTGTATCTGGTGGTGTTGGTATTGCTAAGAGTCTTCATGTTACTGGTAATATATCTTGTGCAGGAACTACCTATTATGAAGATGTAACTAACATAGATTCTGTTGGTATTGTTACTGCTAGAACAAGATTACTTGTAGGTACAGGAGTTACTTATGGACCTACTGAATTAGTTGTTGATGGTGATGGAAGAGTTACTGGAGTATTAACTGTAGGTACTGGTTCTATTACTCTAGATCCTTCTACTGATACTATTACTGCAGCAGTAATCGAACAAACTGATGGTGTTAAATTATCTGATAAAGCATCAATAGGAATGGTATTAGCACTAGGATGAAGACATTTAAACAATTCATGTCGGAGACTCCTAATATGTCTGGCCCAGTAGGGCCTAATAACCCTGCTATGGCAGGATATGTACCAAAGTTATTCGCACATGATACAACTCCTTTAGATCAAGGTTTCCAAGGACCAGGTGAAACAGGACAAGATAGATATAACAGATTTTTTGGAGTTGTACCTGTTGAGAAGATGACTCTACAGACTAGACTTGATGGAAATGACTCTATTGATGGGATGATAGATGCCTCAAAAGAGTATGTTAATAAGATAGATGATCACAACAGTATTGTAAGATTAAATCAAGTTAAAAGATGGTCAATGGGTGTTAGAGACTAAATTCGTATATATATTAAGCCCTGCAAAAAGTGAATGCCTGAGGAAGTAAAAGAAGAAATCAAAGAGGAAGAGGTTGCTGAAGAAAAAGGTGCTCTTGGTAAGTTAAAGGATGCAATACTACCAGACGCTGAAGAACAAGCAGCAATCGTTAGTACATTTGTACGTCTCGGCGTGTTGGTTTGGTCGGGGGGAATATTGACCCTTAATTACGTGGCTATCCCAGGTGTTCCTCAACAGAAAATAGATCCAACATTTATTGCTTCGGTATTTACGGGAGTTTTAGCTAGCTTCGGAATTCAGACAGCATCTAAGAAAGGTGATGGTACTATGAAGATGAATGGTAATGGTAATGGTGGACCTAATGGTGGACCTCCTCCTGCTACTGCAAAGGATATTGAAGCAATCATTGCTAAAGCTGGTCCATCTCAAACTATTCGTATTGAGCAAGCACCTCTAAAAATAGTTGGTGTT